GCAGGGCAAGAAGAAGGGCGACACCTTCACCTGGGACGTGTTCTCGGACGTGCAGACCGCGGGTGCGGTGCTGACCGAGACCAACACGATGCCGGAGTCGAACTTCACCATCGTGCAGGGCACCCTGACGGTGACCGAGGGCGGCAACTCCATCCCCTACTCGGCGAAGCTCGACAACCTGTCGAAGTTCCCGGTCGAGGACATCATCAAGAAGGTCCTGAAGAACGACGGGGTGAAGTTCTTCGATCGCCTGGCCTGGGGCCAGTTCAACCAGACCCTGCTGCGGGTGATCCCGGTCGGCGGCAACAGCGTGAACGCGGTGGTGGTCTACACCAACGGCACGGTGACCGGCACCAACAACATCGCCTTCTCGAACGCGCACGCCAAGGCGATCACCGACGCCATGAAGGAGCGCAACATCCCGGCCTACGTGGCGGACGACTACTACGCCCTCGCCTGGCCGACCACGCTGCGCACCCTGAAAAATGCGCTGGAGACCATCCACCAGTACTCGGACACCGGCTTCAACCTCATCATGAACGCGGAGATCGGCCGCTATGAGAACACCCGGTACATCGAGCAGACCAACGTCGCCAAGGGCACCGGCAACGACGGGGTGACCGTGACCCCGTGGGTGAACGGCCAGTCGGACTGGATCTTCTTCTTCGGCAACGACACCGTCGCCGAGGCCGTGGTGGTCCCGGAGGAAATGCGCGGCAAGATCCCGACCGACTACGGCCGGTCCAAGGGCATCGCCTGGTACTACCTGGGCGGTTTCGGCATCGTGCACACGCTGGCCACCAACGTGCGCATCGTCAAGTGGGACTCGGCCGCTTAAAGGGCCTCCAAACATGGGTGGGCGGGGGGCCTTCTCCCCCCGCTGCTGCCAAGCCCCAACAACGCTGGAGAGGCCAGTACAGGAGATTTTAAGTGACTCAGAACATTGCAACCGTCCTCAAGAGCGCCGGCTACGACCACCCGAGCTACACCACCCGGCAGTCCTGTTTCCTGGTGCGCCCCGCCGGCGCCGCGGGCGTGACCGCCAAGTACGTGGCCCACGCGAACCTGCTCGCCTATGCGGCCACCTTGAACGTGACCGCGGTCGGCCAGGCGACGAGCTCGTACACCTTCTCGGGCGCCAACGGCTCCGCGACGGTCGCCGCGCTCTCTGACCAGCTGTCGTTGATCGTGGTCCTCAACACCGCGGTCGGCACCGCGTCGGTGTCCCTGCAGACCACCTCCTACGGCCCCTGGACCGTGGCCGGGGCGTTTCTGTCCTCGGGCACCTACACCAACCAGATCGGCCAGATCCAGCAGATCCAGCTGAACACCAACACCGGCACCGGCGGCTTGGGCGGGATCCTGATCCCGGAGGGTGCGCAATTCTTCTTCCAGGGCGGCACCGACACCACGGCGATCGAGTCGATCACCATGGACTTCAACATCCAGCCGCTGGCAGCCGTCCCGGCGTAAACCGACTACAACGCGGGGGCGCATGCCGGCCCCCTTACTCTAGGAGCAGCGCAGATGGCACGATCGAATCAGAAGGGCAGCCGGATGTACGAGAGCCCGCAGGTGGCTCCCGACGGCCTGTCCACCAAGCAGTTCGGCGGCGATGCGCCGGACCAGTCGGACATTGTCAAGAGCGCGAACGCCCGCGGCGCCAAGCGCCACGAGATGAAGGGCGACTCGCTCGCCGACGTGAACGTGCTGCCCGACAGCGCGCACATGGCCGGCAACGAGATGGTCGGCATCAAGGACTCGGGCTACCTGGTCAAAAAGAACATCCCGATGGGCAACACCGCGAACTTCCTGTCGCTGCCCCCAGGGATGGACATCGAGGACCAGGAGAACGCCGACATCCGCAAGATGCCGATGAAGACCGTGACCGCCATGGGCTACCCCGGCGACGGCTGGACCGACGGCATCGACAAGGGCCGCCCCGGCGAGACCAACACCTAGGAGGGCGCCATGCCCGGCATCCTTCAGGAGAAGTTCCAGGTCGATTACCCGCAGCAGCGCAACGACGACGAGCACAGCGGGTGGATCACCGACAAGCAGGCACGCGCCAAGAAGGGCGTGCCGGGGCGGGAAGGCCGCGAGGGCGGCGATGGCGCGAGCCAGCGCATGAACAACGCGGCGATGTTCCAGGGCCTGCCCCCGGGCATGGACATCGAAGACCAGGAGATGACCGACCAGCGCGCCTTCAAGACGGTCATGAGCGGCGAGTCGGACGTCTCGGCGGACTGGAACCCCCAGGCCCAGGTGACCGGCTTCACCCGCAAGCCCATGCGCGCCACCGACGATGAGTACTCGAACGCCCACGTCGATGCGTTCTACGATGAGATCACGGTCGAGGGCGACACCGGCTTTGCCGAGCGCAACAACGTGCTGGACCGGCTGTAATGCCGCTGAACCTAGGCCAGGGCAACTGCCAGTACACGGTCCTCAACACCGCGGGGACGACCACGCTGAACCCGGGGCAGGCCTCAGGGCCGGCCACCTCGTTCGGCGTGCTGTACGGCATGAGCGTGGTGTCGGCCGGCACCGCCTTTGCCTGCACCCTGGTGGACATCGTGCCGGCGCAGGGCTCGGCGATCGCCGCGCAGACCAACACGCTGCTGAACGGCACGGGCAGCGCCGGGCAGAACTTCCCCGCCGGCCTCGCGGGGGTCGGGGTACGCTATCGCGGGGCGCTGGTGGCGATTACGGCCGGCACCCCGGGCCTGATCAACGCTTTGTGGGACTAGGAGAAGACCGATGGCGAATGCCCTGAAGAAGACCAAGATCCAGCGCGACCTCTTTACCGCCGACGGCGTGCGGCTGTTCAACCCGACCAAGGAGCACGGCACGGTGTATGCCGACGGCTTCATCGAGGTGAAGTTCATCCAGGAGTACGAGGGCCGCGAGATCCACTACCGCGGCGACGGCACCCCGGTCGGCTACAAGCAGGGCGCACCGCTGCCGAAGCACGTCGACGAGCTGCTGACCGAGAACGATCAGCTGCAGGCCAAGGTGCGGGACTTGGAGAGCGCCCAGGCGCGCACCAACGCCCTGCTCGAGCAGCTGATGGCGAAGCTGAACGGGGCCGAAGCGCCCAAGCCCGCGGCGGCGGCCACACCGAAGGCGGAGGAGACGGCCAAACCGGCAGGGGGCTCTGCCCGTGGAGCCAGTCAGCCTAAGTAACAAGCCTCTCTCCATCGTGGGAGAGCAAGACCTCGAGCGGATGGTCAAGCTCGCCGCCGGCGCCCCTGCCGGCGGCTGTTTCGTCGAGGTGGGCGTGTATCACGGCGGTTCGGCCTGGCACCTGCAGGAGCTCGCGCGGGCCCAGGGGCGCCCCCTGTACCTCTACGACACCTTCGAAGGGATCCCGCACTGGTGCGAGCACGATGGCGATCTCGGCCACAAGGTGGGTGAGTTCAAGTCGAACGAGGCCGAGGTGCGGGCCTGGCTGCCCGACGCCATCATCACGCGCGGCGTGTTTCCCGCCTCCGCGCTCGCCATGCCGGCGGTCGCCTTCGTCCACCTCGACTGCGACCAGTACCAAAGCGTGCGCGAGTCGTGCGAACATCTCGCGCCCCTGATGATGGATGGCGGGATTATTCTGTTCGATGACAGCCCGCACCTGGCCGGTGCGCGGCGCGCGGCAACCGAGCTCTTCGGCGATCGCCTGCTCTTCACCCACCAGTCCCCGCCCACCGTCTGGGGCAAGCACTACGTGTTTTTTAACGAGAAGAGGGGCTAGAGCATGACGTGGAACATCAGCGACCCGCAGGGCAACGAGTCGGGCAAGATCTCTTGGGAGATAGTCAAGTGGACCCGTGGTCGAGGCTTAGACATCGGCGCGGGGCCGGTGCGCACCTTCCCGCACTTCATCACCGTCGACAACAACGTCGATGAGGTGCTGTTCGGCACCAAGATGCCGAAGCCCGACCTGTACGTGAAGGACGCCTGCAGCCTGGACCTGGTGGCCGACGGCATGATGGACTTCGTGTTCTCGTCCCACCTGCTCGAGCACATCCCGGAGGAGAGCCTGGTCAAGTGCCTGCGCGAGTGGTGGCGGGTGATCCGGCTGGATGGCTTCATGGTGCTCTACCTGCCCGACGAGGAGGAGTACCCGAAGGTGGGCGAGGAGGGGGCGAACAAAGACCACAAGTGGAACGTGAGCTACAACCGGCTGATGGAGCTCATGGACAAGACCGGGGTGCCCTTCGACCTTCGGGACTTCCAAAAACGCAACGAGGGCTACGAGTACTCGCTGTACTTCGTGTTCCAGAAGATCAAGGCGAAGCGCCGGGTGTTCTCCCACTACGACGCGAAGCCCGCCGGCAAGACGTGCGGCCTGGTGCGCTACGGGGCGATCGGCGACGCCCTGCAGTGCTCGAGCGTCATCAAGGCGCTGAAGACCGAGGGCTACCACGTCACGCTCTATTGCGCCGAGGGGCCCGGCTACGACTGCCTGAAGCACGACCCCAACATCGATGATTTCTATATCCAGGGGCGCGGCCAGGTCCCGGACCAGGCGCTCGGGCCATTCTGGGAGTACCACGCTAAGAAGTACGACAAGTGGGTGAACCTGTCCGAATCGGTCGAGGGCGGATGCCTGGCGATGGCGGGGCGGATCCAGGACAGCTACCCGCCGAAGGTGCGGCACAACCTGATGAACCGCAACTACCTCGCCTACCAGCACATGATCGCCGGCGTCGAGGACTACGCCCCGGCCGTGCACTTCTTCCCGACCGATCAGGAGGTGAAGTGGGCGAACGCCGAGCGGCGCGCCATGGGCGAGTTCGTGGTGGTCTGGTCTCTCTCCGGCTCCTCGGTGCACAAGACCTGGCCGTACGTCGACCAGGCGGTGTCGGGGCTGCTGCTCGACTTCCCCGAAGTGGTGGTGGTGTTTGTCGGTGGGCCCGACGCCGCCCTGCTCGAGGCCGGCTGGCAGGGGGTGCCGCGCGTGTTCTGCCGCGCCGGCAAGTGGGAGATCCGCGAAACGCTCGCCTTCTGCCAGGTGGCCGACTGCATCGTGGGTCCGGAGACCGGGGTGCTGAACTCGATGAGCGACGAGGAGATGCCGAAGGTGGTGTTCCTGTCGCACAGCACCCAGGAGAACTTGACCCGCGACTGGGTCAACACCCACTCGCTGGCCTCGGTCGGCACGGTGTGCGCGGGCCGGGGGAACGACGAGGCCCCCGCCTGCCACCGCCTGCACTTCGGCTGGAGCCGCTGCACGGAGGCGCCCGCAGACCCGCGTGGGCAGGAGCTGTACGAAAAGGTGGGCGGCAAGCGGGAGGGGGCCGGTGTGGCCCAGTGTCAGGCCGACATCGGCGCCCAGGACGCCTACAAGGTGATCTGGCACGTGGTGCAGTGGCGCCTCGAGGAGTACGCGAAGCGCGACGGCAAGCCGGCGCCGGGGGTGGTGCAGATGAGCGCGGAGGAGCTGCGCAAAACCCGCCTGACCTTCCCGAAGCACCTGCAGGATCCGAAAGAGGTGGTGAGCGAAGCGGCCAACGATGAGCGCTCGGTGATCGAGGTCTAGCGCCGTGACGGACGTCAACATCGGGGGGGTGCAGAACCCACAGCAGCCGGCCACCAGCGGCGTGTACACCTTCTCCCTGGTGCGCGACGACATCATCCGCGACGCCATGCAGAACTTAGGGCTGCTCGAGGAGAGCGAGATCCCGACCGCGCGGGAGATCACCGACTGCGCCCGCAAGCTCAACATGATCGTCAAGCAGCTGGCGGGCCGGATGGACAAGGCCCCCGGCTGGAAGATGTGGCAGCGCGAGCGCGGCGATCTGTTCCTCTCGACCCAGAAGTTCAGCTACGACTTAGGACAGCTGGGGGACCACTGCGCGGGCGGGGTGACGGGCCGGGCGGAGCCGGTGACCTACAACGCCACCAACCTCGGACCGAATCTCGCGCCGGGTGCGACCGTGCTGCCGGTGACCTCCACCGTGGCCATGAACATCAACGACTTCATCGGGATCCTGATCGGCGCGGACCTCTTCTGGACCACGATCTCGGCCGTGACTGCCGGCGTGTCGGTGACCATCCCCGCGCCGGGCCTGCCCGCGGCGGCCGCCGGCGGCACGCAGATCTTCAACTACACCCGCCAGGTGCAGCGGCCGGTGGAGATCGAGACCGCGAACCTGCACCAGATCGACGGCACCGACACGCCGCTCACCATGATGACGCTGCCGACCTACGAGGCGCTGCCAAACAAGGTGCAGCCGACCTTCACCCAGGATCCGACCGCGATCTACTACGAGCCGCGCACCAAGAACCTCGCCGGGCGGCTGTACATCGACTGCGCCGGCGCCCAGGACGTGACCAAGATCATCCACTTCGTGTTCTTGCGCGAGGCCCAGGACTTCGTGAACCCCGGCGACCTGCCCGACTTCCCGCAGGAGTACTACAACCTGCTGTGCTGGGACCTGACGTTCGCCATCCACCCGATGTTCGATTGCGACTGGACCCCGGCGATGGCCGCGCTCTATGCCCGATCGATCGGCCCGGCGCGCGAGCAGACGCCCTCGCGCGATGAAAGCTATTTCCAGCCCGAAGACCCGGACCAGGGGTACTGATGCAGCCCGTCCCCCTGTTCGGCTCGGGCGTTTACGGCAAGAGCGCCGTCGTTACCCGACAGCGCCGCGTCAACTGCTACTACGAGACCCGCGCCGACGGCGACAAGGCCAAGGTGGTGGTCTATGGGACGCCCGGCCTGGTGCTGCTGTTCACGCTCGCCACCCCGAACAGCCTGCTGGTGCGGGCCCTCCTGTGCGCCAACGAGACCGCGCTCTATGCCGTGCAAGGGA